GATTGTGTTGATGCTTGTATTTTCCATATGTTCCTAGAGAAGTAAAGGACATACTTGTAGTGCCATCATCTCCTTGACCGGCGCCAATCAGAACTCGACCAGGCGCAAACGCTTCCCAAGTACCACCAAACAAGGTTCCTGGATTCGTTGAAGCGGTGCTAATATAAATAGAGCCGACCGGATATACCAGGTCGACCAGTTGACGTAATTTTCCTTTCGATTTAAATCTGAATAAAGACATAATACTTTACCTCCTATTGTTCAGTCATAGCTGCTTCATTACCAGCTAACAATGACGTAATTTTGTCATTTAATTCTTTTCCTTTTGCTGCGGTCAAAGCAGATGTTGTACTTGTTGATGTCAAATTATCAGTAAGAGGGGGCTGTGGTCCAGTGTCTCCCTTATCACCTTTAGCCCCCGTCAAACCTTTGCTTCCATTTTTGACATTAAACGTTTGCTGGACACCATTTGATAGCGTAACGGTAATCACGTTTGTTCCAGAATCAGCAGATGATTCTGTTGTTTGCTCAATGCTTGTAACAGATACCCCATCAGCACCTTTAGCGCCAGGATCTCCTTTTGGCCCCTGAACACCTTGATTCCCTTGCGGACCCATCACGTTGCCAAGATCAACTCGTCTTGCCATGATGCCACCTCTATTCTTGGTATGTTGCGATTAAGTGACCGTCCTCTATGCTCAACTCTGGAGTGACACCATCTTTACCAGCTGGCCCCTGTGGACCTTGTGGACCTTGCTCACCCTGATCTCCTTTAGGACCTTGCTGACCTGGAGCACCTGTAGATCCAGTTTCACCTTTAGGACCCTGAAGTCCTTGATCACCTTTCTCGCCTTTTTCTCCTTGAGGACCTTGTTCGCCTTGATCACCTTTATCTCCTTTAGGACCTTTGATATTTCCAGCGTTTTTAAATTTTCCATTTGTTGAATCTCCGCCAGAACCTACATAAACCCACAAAGTACCTGAATTATCTAAGTATGCATCTCCTGCTGTACCAGTTCCTGGTAATTCAGATTCATCAACTACAGAACCTTTGATATTTACTCCAGTTCCATCCTCGCCAGCTGGACCCTGTACACCTTGTTCACCTTGAGGGCCTTGATCTCCCTGATCACCTTTTTCTCCACGAGATGGTTTCAATAAGTCTGTTTCTCCTATGAACCAGTTCCCATTTACTCCGATGCTTGGAACAATACATCCTAAATCTACTTCTCTTGCCATAAAATCAATCCTCCTATTCTTCGTACTTAGCAATTAAATGGCCTTTTTCATTTACATAAAAAGACGGTGCTCCTGCGCCGCCCATTGCTTTAATTTCATCTAGTTCTTGTAATATTTGATTAATTATATCTGGATATGTCTCTTCAAAAAAATCATCTGGTTCCAAGCCTTCAAGGACTTCTGATTCTGCTACCGTAGTATTCCATTCGTTTGTTATGTCATCCTCTTGTGATTTCTTAGCACATACAATGAATCGAACCACTCCTTTAGCTTTCGCGCATTTACGGCTTATCAACCAACTGAACATGATGTAATCACCATCCACAGACATATCATCACAGTAATACCTGTCTTTTTCACCGAATGCGTTTTCATAATTGACATAAATAAAAAGCGTGGATAAGTCTATGTTATCGCCCACAATTTTAGGGCACTTAAACCACACTCTTTCAACATCTTCATCCGATTCAACACCGATAATTCGATACGTTTCCGGAACTTTAATTTCACGGGTTTCTGGATCAATCTCGCAATACACTTTTTCTTCCGATAACTCGGTAGCTTTAATCGCTTCCTCTAGATTCATGATGTCACCTCCTGTCGGATAGTAACTTCATTGGTTGGTATGTATTGTTCGCCTTTAATCATCAACACTTGTATACAAAAAATTCGAAATTTTGTCATACTGTTTGGAACTATACATTGATCATTTAAAATTGGTTGATAATCTTCTTTAGAACCAAATCTAAATTTCGCTACTTTGCGATATGTTTTTAAATCTTCTGTAAAAGTGAATAAACATTTAAAGTAATTTTTAGAACCCGCGATATATTCCTCATTATCTAAACGATTGAGCATCTGACCATCTACTTTTAAATGTATACATTTCATATCAGACCTCCACCATGATATCTTCTAACCCTTCAGCAACGGATGATTTCCATTGTTTTAGTTCATTGATTTGTAATTGTAAATTTGTAGCTATATCGCCTTCCATTTGATTTTTAATGCCCTCAAAAAACGTATTCCAATCAGATTGCATCTTAGCAATCGTAGCAGTCAATTGATTTTGGAATGCTTGAGTAGGTATCTGTGTTAACGTATCAACAGTCAATCCGCAGAACGTTTCATCCATGCGGACGTCCATGATATTATCCTGTGTGATCTCTCCGGCATTGGCCGGTACGATGACAATCGCCAGGATCAAATCATACTGCGTTTGACTGCGAATTGGAGCCGATGGCATCTCGGCCGTACCTTTGACATACACGACCTGTACCTGATTGCTGGACTGTGTGTATCGGATAGCGATATAGTCATACCTTGTGTAATACTCAGCAACCGGCGCCACTAAGCTAACATCCTGTCGAGGGCAGAAGATCAAACCGCCCATTTCATCAGCTTTGGTATGGGTAAAAGCCACACCATTTTTTACAGTTAAATTCATTCCAGAATTTGCCTGTACCTGGAAGTCATTCCCGGTAACATTTAAAATACCGGGTGTTCGCCCGGCATGAAAAAGGCGCATATCCTGCGCCAAGTAATACGTATCATCTAATGGGAAAGCTGTCATACAGTCACCCCTTTCCGTGCTTCTAATTCATCAGCATATAGGCTTAATTCAATTTCCACTGTTTCTATACCGTTCTCATCCGTTTCGTTTATTCCGGAAATACGATATAAAGTATCCTTTACATTATATTTTACGGATTCGACTGTAATGATATCGCCCAAATCGTAATCAATTCGAAAGCGAAATAAAGGATCATCAGGATCTACGGTACAGCTAAATTTGTTTATTGCCGAATGCTTAGCTAATTCTTCCAATCCTTCTTGATACAAAAGATTTTCATATTCTTCATCCGTATAAGTTTTCTGATTACCACTTTCATCTGTATATTGCTTCGATGAATTTCTAGAATCAACATACATTTCATATCGATCTCCACCATTAGATAAATCGACTTCTATGATTGTACGTTCTTCTCCCTGACCTTGAGCACATACATACACAACGTTCTTATAATCAGATAAGTCTCGTTCAATCTCTTGAAATGAAATATTGGATAACTTATCTGAAAACTTTACTTTTTGAACTTTACCAGAATACAGACCGAATTGATTCAACGCATTGGGAAGAGTTCCTGCTAATTTATCAGCTGTCATACGATATCCATAGCCTGTTGCATCACAAACTATTTTTACAGTTTCTCGAAGATCCTTCCATGTGGATTCAATATCGATATCCGCCTGTAATCCTATTGGATCAGGATTAAAATAGATATCCAATCCTCTTTGATTTGACTGAATGCATTCCATGACATCGCTTTCAGGGTAATTACCAAAGTGCCAAGTTCTTGTATTGATCCTTTGATCCAGATTATCCATATATCCACGAATTTCAATGTCTTCACTAGTGCCATCGCTTTCTTGCTCATGTACATAGGATACAAATCCTATTTCCTGCGTTTTTTGATTAACGAATCTTGTTTCACCTTCCTTGATATTCTCAAGATTTTCTTTCGTAGGTCTCACATGAATCTCAAACTGACCTGTATCTGCATATTTTCTTTTCCACTGGATAGATGTGTAATTTTGAAGAATGTCTATCTTCCTACCCGATTTATCAAATATCATTAACTGCATAGTCTATACTCCTGCATAAGTGATCGCATAATCAATACTAACTTCTAGATTTTCAACACCAGAATCTGCATCAAATCGGATATAATTTTCTCCAATATCAAGTTGAAAAAAAGTAGATTCAAAATCCATGTTATAGAAAACATTTTGCTCTTCTTCTTCTCGAACAAGACGGCAATAACAATCGTTTGTCATTGTGGATACGATCAACTCATCTCCAACTTCCATAGTCAACGATGATAGTTTGATGACTTCCTGCGTTGTTACTTTCAACAGCTCTGGGCCTACGACTGTATCTTTAGCTTTAAAATGCACAATAAAACCAATCGACACAGATCCATCATTCACAACCGTATTTAGCTGATTGACAATCTTTTCAGATATTTTCCACTGCTCAGTAGAGGAAAAAGTATAAGGAAATTTAAACAAAGATTCATAGCTGACAAAATCCTGATAAGAACCTCCCGACTGCCTCCAATATGGAAATGGGGCATGAAACGTAAAATCAAAATTATCCCACGATCTATCCCAATCAATGGTCGGCGTTTCGGACGGATATCCTTCAAGATATACATCCAAATCTTCGATGTCATCTATATATCGCAGTGTTGCCTTAACCCCTGGTAAAATAACCGCTAACATTTGTTTTCTTTTTTCATGGTCATATTTAAATATTCCTGAGATAGAGATATCTTTTGCCTCTATTTTATTTCCGGTTACAGAAGATCCAATTTGATTTGCAACATTAGATTCAGATAATGAAATTTGATTTTGAGACAATCCATCAATCGAAATGATATACAATTGTTGATCACTGGAAAATTCAATACTGCCTCCACGCTCATTTGTATAAATTAATTTTCTCATGATGCCCACTTCAACCTTTTCAATGTATTTTTAGTCTGCAAAGCAATTTCTCTAGGTGTTAATACCTTGGCAGAATTGATGGTTTGATTAACGGTTTGATTTGTCACATTTCCACCAGATATCGGAAAATATGAGTTTGTTAATGCTCCCGTTCCACTGCCTCTAGTCATTTTGTAAGCATCTAATCCCGTAAACGAATAGCTTCCGGAAGTTAGTGCTTCTTTAGATGCGTTATCCAGAGAATCTTTGATCATATAAGCACTATCATCAATACCAGCAGCAATACCTGCCGGAATCCATCTACCAACTTCTCGTCTCATTAATTTCGATGGGGAACCAATACCTAAGAAGCCAAGAACACTGTTGAAAGCATCGCCGGCTGCATCCATCAACGCTGATCCAATACTACCTGCTGCCGAAACGATACCATCCACAATCCCTTGAATGATATTGACACCAATGCTTAGCCAGTCATAGCTCAGAAATGTATTCGCTGCATCTGCTAGAATACCAGGAATCTTACCGAGCAAATCAGGTACGCCCTGAATCAAGCCTGCTGCGACTTGGCCAACCAACTCAATCCCTTTTTGAAGAAATTGAGGAAGATTTGATGCAAACGTTGCGATTGCATCCGTTACAAGGCTAAATATCGAACTGGCAATCTGAGGAAGATTGTTCAAGATTCCTTGTGCAATTTGACCAACAAGCTCTATTCCTTTTTGCCACCATTGTGGAAGAAACGTCATAAATAGCGTGATGCCCTGATTAACAAGATTACTCAATGAAGAAATCCATGTAGGAAGATTGGTAAGAATCCCAGTTGCTATATTCTGAACAAGCTCAATTCCCTTTTGCAAAAATACAGGTCCATTTACAGTAAAATAATTCACAATACTTGTGATCAACGTTTGTAAATTTGTGATCAGTAAAGGCCCTGCAACCTGAACAGCTGTGATGATAGCTTCCGGTAATGCAGCCAAAATATTCCCCAACAAAGGTAGTAAATTACCAAACAAAAAAGTAGATGCTGTTGTTGCTAAATTGGTTAATGGACCACTGATATCCATACCCAAAACAAGGTTACCAACAAAGTCTTTAGCAGCGGATACCATAGAACTGAAGGAACCCTGCAATGTTGTAGCAGCTTCTTTTGCCGTGGTTCCTGTAATCCCCATGCTTTCTTGAACTGCATGTATGGCTTTTACGGTGTCAGCAAAGTCACCAACAGTATAATGCTCACCGGTCAACTTTTCAGCATCCTTCATCAAACGTTCCATTTCGGTCTTGGTACCGCCATATCCAAGTTTCAGGTTATCCAGCATTTCATAGTTCCCACGTGCCAAAGATTGATACGTCTGCTGTATAAGCTCCATGTCTGTGCCCATTTTATTGGCATTATCCGACATATCTATCATGGCCGTGTTTGCTAATTCTGCCGCTGCTGCAGTATCTCCGCCCAAACTATTGATTAAAGAAGCAGAAAAACTTGTTACATTTTCCATGTACTCATTCGCAGATACACCTGCACTCTGAAACGCTTGACTGGCATATTGTTTTACAGTATCTGCGCTGTTTTTAAAGAGCGTTTCTACACCACCTAATGATTGCTGAAGTTTTCCACCTTCATTCAATGCAGCACCTAACGCTGCTCCAATACCTGCCAGTGTAATGGCCCCTTTTATCTTGCTCGTAATAAGATTACCAGCCGAGGAACCGGCATTTCCTGCCTCGCCATTTAATTCTTTTTCAATAGACCCTTTTATGCCTTTTGCAGAAGGCATGATCTGTATGTATGCTTTCCCTAAATCAGTAGCCATAAAATCAGCCTCCTATAATCTTTTTTCTAGCCAACTCAAAGTCTTCAGCTGATTCAAATCCTTTTACCTCTTTTTCGTTTCCAAATAAAACATCAACAATAGATTTAGGACGATTAACTCCTTTCAATCCATCTTTCGATTGTCCCCATAGAAAAAGATTCAACTGATCGACTATCGAACATAATAAAAAGGTGTTGAAAGACACCTTATCATTACGCAGCTTAATTTTTATTCTCGCATCATCTCTTAGCCCCGAAGCCAAAGTTGCCAATAATTTTACAGGAACACTTCTATAATCATATATATGATATGTTTCTGCTAAATCACAAATTAAGGCATCTTCGTCTTCTGCGAGCATTGAGGCTAAGGTAATTAGTTTTTTCCTTCGGATTTATATGTCATGATCTCCATCAGACAATTGGTCGCTTTGTCAATCGGAACATTCCCTTTATCTGTACGGATATATTCATATAAAGCCTTTTTCTGTTTTTTTCCTAACATTAAATTTGCTACCTTTGATATAGCTAATGGATTATCATTTTCAATTTCAGATAAAGCATCCACCAATTCCATATTGTTCATGTTCTCATCCGGAATATCGAATTGAAAACCATTCTTTAATGTACCTTTCATTATGCCTCCTCTGCCGCTTTGATATATTCATAGTGTGTAACTGAATCTTTATCAGGAAGAGCATTCAGAGTAATCGCATAACCAATGGCTTCATCATCTTTATAAACAATATCTCCCAGTTCAGAAAGACTCGCCTGAGGAATAACAATACGCTTTAATGCATTGTTTTTCATCACCATATCAACTACATATGCCTTATCTGGAATCTGATTGCTGGTCGCTTTGACTTTGATTCCAGAAGCTAAATCACCTTCTACATTTTCATCTCCGTATACGCTTCTAATAACATCTACATTTAATGATTCAATCAGTGTAAACGAAAAAGTATCCGGTTTTTCTGTTTGCGTTGTTAATACCGTATCTCCTCCCCAAGCCTTTACTGTGTCTGATTCGGGTGAGTTCGTATTGGTCAGACCATCTTCGCTGATATAACCCAAAGATACAAAAGCTTCATCTAACTCCATTACTGCATCTGTTGGCAAAGTCGACCCAACATCAGCAGTATGGATAGCTCCGCCAATCTTAGGTTTTCCAGTTGACACATTACTAACATTTGTTGCCATTTCGTCCTCCTAGTAATAAATATCATATACCGCCTGATAGCGGTATTTCTTTGTTTGAGTATCGGTAAAATTATAGTCACTGTTTAAACTTGATTTGGATATGTTTGGTAAGGTAATCAAATCATCCATCTTTTCCTTTACGATTTCATTCAATTCGGAAGCTTTATACATCGATGTGGAATAAGACTGAATAGCAAAAGTTGCAGAATGTATAAAGTTACTCACCGAACTTCCTGTTTTCTCAATCAGCAAGTAAGTTTCTGGCATGGAATCCTGTTTTTCCATATATACAGGAACATCCATGCAACTTTTTAAATAATCGTAAACTGTTTTCTCAATCATCTCATGGCCTTCAATAATGTATTGTTCTCTGAATTATCTTTTTGAGCCTTCGCACTATCTGCAAACACCATAGCATTGACACGATTTGATCCTACATAGGTATCTGCTCCATATCCAGCACCACATCGACTTACAATTTCAGATGCTTTTTGAGCACATAAGGATCTTGCTTCTGATGATTTCAGAATCGATTTTACTCCCACACTGTTTAATTCAAATTTGATCTTACTACTCATATCTTTCCACCAGAACTTTCTTATTCCAATCCAAAGGAATGTTTCCTTCGATATATTCGGTAACAGGTCCATAAGTTTGGAAGTCTTTTCCAAAGAAAGTAACTCTTTTGTTTTCCCATTCATTTTCATCATTTTTAGGAATACAAAGACGATATGCTATATTTCTTCCTCTTATATCCAGCTCGCTAATAACGTCTGTTTGAGTAATAGGTTCAACCAGTACATTATTCACATGAATGTCCTTTTCTGTATAAATTGGATTACCAAACGAATCACTTCCCGAAATTACTTGATCATGAAGAATAACCTGAATCCCTTTAATATGACTCATAACCGCCTCCGTAAAAGTCTATGGTTCCATACCTTTGTCTTTTTAGACCGAGACGCGCTAGCTCAGAGTTCTTTATAAACAGCCCTCCTCCGGGAACTAAATATGTTCCTGAAAAGCTGTATCCTCCGGCGCTTTCGGTCGTCTGCGTCATAGGCTCTGAATCCGTAGAAGTCATCAATGTACGGGCCACAACATCGACCGTTACCGACTTAGCGACTTGAGCAAGATCCTCATCATCCTTTACCATCTTGACTAAATCTTTACCGACCTTTTTTGCTTCATAAATCAAAGAGGAAGAAACAACTTTAAGCAGTTCATTTGCTCTGATTTCTTCCTCAATATTCAATTGACGCCACAATGTATTCAAGTCATCAATTGTTGCAAATTCCATAATGATCACCTACTTCTTTTTACTTTGTCTTTTAGGTTCTTCAAAAGGAATCCAATCACCGCCTGAAATCTTAGACTTCACATCAATGATGATATTCGTTTTTTTATTGATGTATTTCATCAGTCTCTATCTATTCTCCGGCCTCTTCAATGCGTACAAATGCATTTGGATCTAAAATGCCCCATCCCAAATACACTTCAGCACGAAGATAAATCTGATTATATCCTTTTAAGTCTTTTCCTGAGTTATCTGGATCACCATAACGAATAATTTCCATTGGAATCTCTTTCGCATAACCCCACTTGAACGCATTTTGGAAGTCTCCCACAATCGCACGGTCTTTATTCTGATTGGCTGACATTGTTACATTCGTGTTAACCGTTAGTCCATTCAAAGTACTTGGTGTAGCTCCCCATGCCAATTCAGGGAATAATGCACGACCATCTGTATCCTTTAATTTTGCTAAAGCAGATCGCATTGCCGGAGCCATGATCATACCCGTTGGAGTATCTTCGTTCGCGGTCAACATCTCAATAGCCGATTCGACATTATCATTAGCTGACGCTGCCACAAAATCCACTTTCTGAGTAACTTTTGAGTCAAAGTGGTTTGTACCAATTACATTAGAAGCTGTTCCAGTTCTTGGATTTACACCGTGAAATGCCATGATATCCAAACCTTTCGCAACTTTACGTGCGAATCCATCATTGAATGATTTCAAGATATCGATTTTAGCTTCTTCTGAAGCGTACATAAACTCATCCGAGATACGTGCTCCATATTCAACCTTAATAGGAACAATAGTAACTGGTTCTAATGTCACACCTCCGTGTGTTTTTTTACCATTTTCCGCAACTACGTCGATTTCACTGTCCATCGAGAATACAAATTCCTTCATTCCATTAAATGGAATTGGTGTCTGGCTCGATAACAACGCTAAAGAAGAGGCTCCTTTTACTTTTGTAATTAAATCTGTCACCAATGTTGCATCAAATAATGTTCCTTTACTTAATTCTGTTGCCATATTTTATTCTTCTCCTTTTTCTAGTCCTTTCAGCAAAGCTTTATAACCATCATCCTTATTGTTTTGATTTCCTTCTGGATCACCAAGTGGTGGAACATAGGTATCTTTCGTCATAAATTTTGAAATTAGTTCCGCGTCTTTCCGAATAGATTCTTCGTCATCACCTTTTAGGCGATCTGCCATATCAAAAGGAATCCCCAATTCATTGGCTATTCTCATTTTTACCGAGTTGGTCTCGTAAGCCTTTAATTTAGATTCCAGTTCTTTGATTTTTTCATCGTTTTGAGGTTGATTTTTGATTTTCTCCTCTAAACCTTGCTTTTCTTTATTCAGAGTTGTAATTTGACCATTTAATTCATCGATTTTGTCCTCATATTTTTTAGATTCTCTCTGAAGACGTGAACTAATGGCTGCATCAAACTCCTCTTGTGTTTTAATTTCCTTAAATTCGCTCATATTTTCCTCCTTAACCGCGTAGTGTGCGTAATGCGTACCAAACAGAGCCTTTTTAATACGCAATTCTTTGTTTTTTCGCTTCCTTTGTATGCAGACACATCCAATAAGACAAGATCATGCTGTCCATCAATGCGATTTCTATCTCTTCTTTTTGTGCCTTATAGCCAAACCCTCCATTTGTTCCAATCGCTCTTTTTTCGCAGTTTGAAACAGCCTGTACAAGTGATGGCTGAGCATTATGACATATATTTTTTTCATATATGCCTTGCTCAAAATCAGAATTGGCTGTGATAATTTCTTTAACGGTTGGCAATATAGGAGATTTCAGCTTAAAATCTTTCATCTGCTCTTTTAAAGATTGTTGTCCATTCGCTCCATCTATACATACTTTGGCAATATCTGCCTTTTTCAAAAATTCAAGTATCCATAGATTTCCAGCTCGAACAGGGCGGCAGTCAATGACTTCAACAAATATTTTCTTCTCTTTTGTTTTTACAGCAATCGACATAGCCACATTTTTTCCATCTCGGCCAAATTTGATACCTACAAAAAGGCGACTAGTAAACTTCGGTAATGCCTCACACTTGAGTGCGTTCCATTCATTTTCACTGATCGCTGATTTTTGATTGTATTTCAACCATAACCCTAAACGCTGGATATTGAAATCGATATCATCTGATGTGATCTCATCATAAATAGCACGTTCTGTTAATCCCTGTCCAAGTGACGGATTTGTCAAATACCATGCATCTGTATCCTTGGCATCTGTCATTTTTTCGACCGACCATTCTGCCCATCCTTGATTTACTGTATCCGCTCTAAGAACAGCTTCTCTCATTTTTACAAAAACAGTCCCGGCACTTACTGCCGTAGGCGGTGTACCACACATCAAGGTTTGTGGATTATCAGAGTCAGTAACTACATACTTCAATGCCGATTCCTGATCAATCGTATATTCTTGTGCCTCGTCAATAATAAGAAGATCATATCCCTCACCAAGTCCTCCTTTACTTGAACGTGTACGGAAGTTTATGCATCCTCCATTTTCTAAGCGAATCGTTTCAAGTCCAAATTGCTTGGTTGCATGATATTCGATCTTACATTCATCCAGTAAAGTACATAATCTTTCCCAAGCTGAGTGAGATGTTGGTGTTCTATGAGCTGTATGCAATATACGTTCTCCATTGACAAGGCCCCAAATTTCGCGGATAACTATAATCTCTCCTTTTCCATTTCGTCTAGGTAGTTCATATCCAAATTTTGTATGCACCCAAAGATCATCATCATTTCGAGCCATGATGTCATAGATCAAGATTTCCTGCCACTCACGAGCTTTTCGAGATGACTTGTTATATAGATCAATCGCCTCCTGCCCTTTTGTGTCTGAATAAGGAAGTACTACGGATTGAGTTGGAGTTTGACGACCTATTCTTTTTTTCGTCATAACATCCTCCTCGATCAAGCAGTTTTATGTCATACTTAGGACAATTGATTATTCATCACTTAAATCGTGACTGATAAATTTAGGTAAAATCCTTTCTGATGGATCTTTCACCCTAACCACCTCTTTTCTTGTTTTTCCACAAAAAACACAGGTACGTATTCTAATTTCCGTCCTGCAATCTTGTTTCCAATCATCAATTTTTTTAACAACACATTCATTCCATTTATGGTCGCACATGACCATCCTCCTTGATAGATTTCAAAATAATAGGTATAATATATATAAACAGAGGTACCCTTTGCCCCTTCTGGCGGAGGGTTCTCCTCTGTTTATTTTTTATATCTATAAATTTTAATTCTATTATTTTCTAAAATGATCATAATATCTGCATTTTCAACCTTAGTTCTCTGCATACGATCATCAATCTGATTAATAATTAATTGAAGATTATTTTTATCCGTATTTCTATAATCTAATATCAAGCCCCCCGGATTTTTAATGATTTGCTTTATTCCATGTCGCACAGCACTATAAGCTGCTTTTTCACTTGAAACATTTTTAAGATCCCAATATTTACTATTCCATACATAATCTGGAGTTTTTACATCTTTAATATTTCTTTCTTTCAAAAGCGTTAAATCGCCACCAAATTTTTCAAAAAGAAAATTAGCCATCTGTACTTCATGTTTGTGTGAACTTACATCATATCCATTATCGTAACTAATAGATCCTTCTCCTGGCTTTGCTGTTCCGAAATATTCGGCAGTTACATCTTCCGCATATTTTGAAACCTTAGAAGTGGAAAATTCTATCCTTCTTTGAATATCTTCTTCTCGATTCTCCCATGATTTAGTATGTACGTTTTGCACTTGTTTTCCTTCGCCTGGATCATAAAGTACTTCGCAGCGACAATGATCATGTCTTCTATAAATATCATCCGGTACATCATCAGGGTATGCATAAGTCCCAGCCAAATTCATACACCATTTGCAACATCCGCCTCTTACTTTTCGAGTGATTTTTGGATGCAGGCCAGATTTACTATGCATCTCTGCATTCGCTTTTATGGTGTCATCTACTATACTTTGAGAAAAGTGAACAACAGGCTCCTTCAAAATAAAAGCAACCTTATTAAATTGGTCGCTTGTCAGTTTATTAATGATACTGTCGATCTTGTATTGATTTATCTCTGGATATTCTACCGCTAGTCCGATATTAGCTTTTTGGTTTAACGCTTCTTGAGCAGATACCGAAACATTAGAAATCAAATCAAAATTGTTTTGCATCGTTGGTTCAATAGTTCGTTTCGCGATGTTGTAATACATTTTCGCATCCGGCAAAATTTCTTCTGTTATGCTGTCGGCATAACACTTTGCTAATATGTCACCAACTTCTATCGCATATTCATTTGCTTCTTCGTAGGTTCCTTTTCCACTGTTAATGATTTCCAACAATTTCTGAATCTTTTTGTTTTTACGATAAAGACTATCAAATTCTTTTTGAATTTTCTCTAATAAATGTGGTGCAATATCATCCATTATTTGTTTCCTCAATTATTGGGGTTTCCATATTTGAAGCTTCTATTCCCGTTAAATCTCGAAGATTGTCTTTGTTAAAATAGCCAGGTATAGCTTGATTGATCTTAATAGCACCATCTCCAATCAATGACAATGTGGACATATCCGGTTCAAAGATTGGTTCCCAAGAAGGCTTTGTCAAATATAGATTCGTTCTGATATAAGGATATCCATCACGGACACATGCCGCTAAATATCCAACATTCAGAAATCCTGTTCCGAATGTTCTCTGTGCTTTCCTTGCTGCAAGCCTTAAATTGTCGTGACTTGCCTTGATAGCCTCAGCACTGGATGGGTTATCAGCCACAAATCCAAGATCATCTAAAGTCAATCCGGTTTCACCTGCAAACAAAGATGCAAACATTCTTAAATGTTCAATATAAGGAGTCATCGATTGTTGTGTGAATTGACCTAAATTGGGAGACTGACCATCTTCATCTTTATCAAATCGTAGAAAACTAGAAATAGTTGCCTTCCATTTATCCATCTGTTCTGAATCAGGGTCTAGCCCCGTTGCATATTTCTGTGGGAAACTGTAAAACTCTGCCGATACTTCTGATCTGAGCAGAGTTCTTAATGCTGATTGTGTATAAGACATACATGCACGACTGATTCTGGAATGTCCAAAAGGTCGCTTCGCATCGGGTTTATAAATGATTGGAACCAGCAATGGATAAGGTGCCGGATTTTTAACAATTGTATTTTTTCCTTTTTCAATAAATTCGGTATATTCAAAAGTGAAATATGCTTCCACTATTGGAATACCTTTATCATCACGATCCAATACAGCGTAACCTTCTTTTAATAAATTGGTAATTGGATCGATGATACCTGTGGCATTGCTCCCATCAATTACCTGCAACCTTGGAAATCCATCATCGCCTTTAGAAATATAAATAAAGCAACAACTGCTAATCAAAGCAGATAAAACCGCGCTATCAAAAAAGATATCCCGATTGTTTAGATTAAATATCTGATTGATATTAAAATTATCATTTTTAAATTCATGAAATACTAGGCGATCTGACAAAGTATCAACTGATTTAGCGCACCATCCTAGAACACTTTTCATCCATTTCAATTCATCCGGTATCATTCCTTTAAAATATTTCGTTATGTTTTTCATTTCGTAATACTCGTATCGTGTAAGCACTCTGCGGCGCTTATAAGCAAGTTTGTTTCTTAAATAATTAATTCCTTTATATTGATTCATTTTGAGCCATACGCTCCTTTCTAGATACGATTCAGCGAGAAATATTCGTAGTGACGGCGTGAAGCTCGCAGCAGCCACCGGTGGGGTGGGTATGCCCCTATCACTAAGTTTTAGAATGTCTATAATTTAGCCAATCAATAGAATTAGGCAATACTCTATTTGATAATGTTTCTTGAGACTTTTCTGGCCCTTTGTTTCTTAGTAATCTATCGGATTTCTGTCTGTTACAAGTCCAATGAGCCAACTGCAAGTTATCTATATCACTTGGATGACCACCTTTATTGATTGGAATAATATGATCAATACATGGTGATAAAGGATGTGGATACTTGTAGCTAAAGTCTACAGGCTTACCACATATACCACATACCTCTTGAGTAGCAAATATCTTTTTCTTATTTCGCTCAAATGCTAGGCGGTGGGTACCATCTTGATCAGGTCTATTTCTTCCCACATGATCACTTCTTTCCAAAAGAAAAAGTCCCAGACTTCTTATCTGAGACTTCTTGATAATATTAATATATCACGAAATTCGGTTGACAGTGTAAACTCTTATTCCTTTAAAAGAATTTGTTAATTTTTTAACAACTGTTGTAAACTCAATCCTTGGCAGATATACTTATCTTTCTTGAGAATATGCAATCGCTTCTTGCACCATCGGCTACTGCTATAGTCCATGAATATCCACCTCTCTAATGGTTGCAGACGATGGAGTCGAACCATCTTCAACAGCTGAAGAGACTGTTATGTTGCCGTTACACCAGTCTGCCAAACAGATACAAAAAAAGACCAAGACTCTCTTGTCCTGATCTTTTCGACGATATCATAATAACACACTAATCCTTTTCACATTGTGAAAAATGAAGAAATTTCGAAAGTTCCTTTTTTATCTTATAGACCAAAGTGCCTCGATCGCAGCAATACTCATGTGCCAATTCATCCCAGGATACATCATTGATGAACTTCTTAATTGCTATACCCTTGATGTCCTCATCTTCTATAAGGTTGATGATCGTTCTTATTTCACTCATCTTACCAAACGCAAGCAGCATTTCTTTTTCCACTTGCTTTTGTTTTGTGAATATTCCCAACAATATCGTGTCCTGGCTTTTTGGATTCTGTACACGATCATCGCTTAACGATATCCCTTTTGGCTTTTGAAGATCCTTTACCTTCTCATCCAGTTTGGCAAGCTCATCTTGAAGAAATAAATATTCAGTATTGAATCTTCGATAATTATACAGCTTGCTCCAAAGGATATCTGTTTTTGCTCGGATATAGTCTTTTCTGTCCATTTACTCTAACCTCCTAGGATGTCCATTCATAGTCTTCAATCGATTTTCTATCTCTGATCATTTTAAAAAGATCGTTTTCATCAATTCCATTCTGAACACAAATCGTGCCTAACTTATGAACTTTTCTTTTCTGCTCGTCAGCTGTGTAACTCTTCTGGATCTGACGAGCAATCATGTCATTTAGTTCCTTGTTTTCTTTTTTCTTCCTAATCCTCCATTTCACTGATCATCTCATAAATGATCTTTAATTCTATAAACGATAACTCAAGTCCTCTTCCATTGAATGTGTTTTCTGCTTTTATCGTCTTGGCTATCTTATTGATGGTGATTTTGTCCATCCCCTTTTCGTATATCAAAAGGACCTGATTATCACACACTTTATCGAATCCTCTATCGACTAATTTGTCAATCATGGCTCCTCCTTTCTATGTGTAGATTACTACATATTATCTTCACAATGCTTAACGTTTCAAATGTTCAATATTTATCGAATACATTTCCGTTTTTTCAACATCAAAAACTTTTTAAGATTTTTGACCCTGTTTTTTTATTAATTTTATGAATATGAATCGCTCTTTTTTATCGATCTTGTTTTTAATTTCACTTTGTTCGATCATTTTCTTAAGCATTGCGGTGGAATCTTTTCCACCGCTGAATTGGACCATATGTTTCATGTTCAATTTCCTCCATCTTTATTAACCGAGCCATCTGAGATCATACATTGGCTTCTTGATCCTGCCATTGCAGTAATTACAAACTGTCTGTCTGCTGATGTATAGATCCTTTGCTGCATCCCTGGCACTTGACCATTCTCTTACTTTTCGCTTTGACTCAAATATACCTACAGGAATCGATCTTGACCTCTTTCCCGTGATGCATGAATATTCATGTTTGCTATAGATTTTTATGTTATCCAGGCTCAGCTCTCCTTCAAGAACACACACTTGATCGGATTTCATGCCTAGAAATGCTTTTGCAAATATACGTATGGCAGACTCTTCCTTGCCATCTATTTTTACAAAGAACTGATTGCCATGCCCTTTCTTATGATAGAGAGAAAGATCTTTTCTTTTTCGATTTTTATAAATGACACAGATACAACAATTCGAAGTAGCATAATATCTTTTGCCTGAATCGCTAGTTAAAATCAACTGATCAAATTGCTTTTTTTCTCTCGGATCTTCATCAAAATATTTTTCGACCAGGACACATCCTTTATACATGCCGCCTCTACTTAACCAGGATCTGAATTGGAAGTTGCTCATGTTCATGTCCTTTTGAATTTTCTTACTTGTGACTTCTCCAAGAACCTCTGTTGGATCATTTGGATTCAACATCAAATATTCAGTATATTTTGGCATATCCACCTCATCTTAAACTCCTTTTTCTGCTCTCATCACAATACGGAAAATGCAAGCCCAACCAACAATACGATTGGCCAAAATACAATCAATGATAAAATCAACGCAAATATCGTGTATACAATGATAATTAAAAAACATCCAAGTATAGATAAAACTATTTCAATTATATTCTTCATAGAATGACTCCATTCCAGGCATTGGTCCTGCATCTTTCAACAATGGAAAACTTATAATCTGTATCAACCACAATGATAAAACCAAGACGATTAATGGAAGATACTTTTTAATCATCGATTACCTCATATAAATCCATATTTATTCCTCAACTTCCATTTTTTCATCAAACCATCCTAGTTCTTCCATCTGCTTAGCAATTGCTAACAATTGCTTCTGATTAAGATTATGCTGGCCCGTTTTTCCAGATAGGATAATCAATTCTTTTCTTGTTTTATCAAACTCTAATGATGCTTCTGTATCATGTTGGTAAAACGTATTATTGCTATATTTGAAACATCTATACCCTAAATCTACAAACATCTGTTCTGCGTTCATTTCTGTACTTCCTTTCTGTAGAATCTGTCTTCTTTATACGACCTTGTTTGACAAACACCACTTCCACAAGCTCCACACATAATAACTTTATCTCCGTATTCTGTTATTCGCTTCATATACACTTTCAACCATTCTCCACCAAGACCATTGAAGTCTTTATCGAATACGAAATCATGTTCTTTGATTTCTTCCCACTTTAGAGGTGGATTTGAGAAGTGTTCTTCGATTAAAGATTTTAAAGTGTGATAATCTTCTCTAGCTTTCCCACTAGTTCTATAATCGGAACGCGCCACTCCTATATTGCATAGGATGTTGTCTAACGCATTTTCACATTCTTCTTTAGTCAACATCATTCAAATGCCCTCCATTGTTCATCATCTTTGATGTCCCATGATAATGGAAATTGTTCGTTAAATGTGCAATGTCCATCAAAATCACAAAACGGACATTTATAACACGAACTAACTCCATCTACTACTTCATAACTTTCATAGCATGTATCTTTGATTACATGTAAAGCGTTCAATATTTCTTGCTTTGTATGTTTCATTAATATCTGATCCTTTCCATTTTTTGTTTTTTCATCTTTATCGTTGTTCTTAGATATATCCTTGTTGTTTCCAGAGAACTATGGCCAAGTATATCGGCAAGTTCAGCCAATCTGCTTTCATTGCCCTCCAGGAAATAATAGGCAAACAGATGACGGAAACTATGCGGATGCACCTTTGACTTCTTGATGCCTCTGCATTCTCCTGCCAGGTCTTTCAAACATCGATAGATCCTGGAATAGGACAATGGCTGTCCATCCGGATTTCTGAATATAGGACCTGAATCAATATGATTTTCTTTGGCATATCGAAGAAGATCTCTTCTCAATGTTCCTGGTACCGGTATTTTACGTGTCTTTCCTTTGTTTGTAACTTGAACAAAGTCTTTAGATGCTTTTAATGCATCCACTGTAAAGAAATCAATTTCCTTTGCACGGATGCCTGTGAACCCATATACCGACAAGATGAGATATGTTCGCATGTCCCCTTTTTCCTTGGCCTTTCGTCTCATCCTCTTGAAATCGGATGGATTCAGGATATCGTCCAAAGAATCCGGAGCCTGGATACGAATGTTCTTCACTACATTTTTTGAATAATGTTTTTTCAGCATCGTGAAATCAAACTCATCTGTGTTTTCTATGACCTCGCAATATTTAATGAATTTATTCAGGATCGTCAGATATACGTTGACCGTTGATGGCTTGTATTTTTTAATCAAGTGATCCTTGTAAGCCAGGATATCTTTTTTTGTAACTTCCTGGCCATCTTTTAGTTGATTGACAAAATCAGAAGGGATACGGCGATATGCAGATATCGTTTTGGATGATTTTTCATCGAATATCTCTTCTTCGATAAAAGAATCGATCTTTCTTCTTAAATTTTCTTTTTTCTTCTGATCACCTACTTTACGAAAAGGCATGAATATATCTTCCCGTTAACAATGAAATGCCTGTATTTTTGACTTTCTGGTATTTCTTCATTTTCCACCGGGATCAAAAGCATCGTTGTCCCTGGAACAATCTCTTCTTCATACTCAGCACCATATTTCATCTGGTTCTTGAATGATGCGATATGAACATTTGATTTAGCTTTATCTCTCATGCAAGTTGCGATCATACGACTAGCCCTCCTTTTAAGTTCTGAAACTGTTGGTTGTTTTTATTGAATATAGCTTCTCTTTTACCCGTTCTCCCTCGGTTCTTCGCACAGATCAGCTCGTACCTTGGTGTCGAATCAGAGTAATCCTTGGTACAGTCATTCAATAGAACAACTGAATGAGCTGTCTGTTCAACTTCTCCTGAATCCTTTAGATCGATCAGTTTTGGTGAATCATCCGCATTACGATTCAACTGGCTTAACGCAAATATGGTACAATCGAAATCCTTTGAAATATTATTCAGATCGATCATGATCTGCTGCACTCGTTCACGTGTGTTATTAATCTTTCGATTGGTGATATAGCCAATATGATCAATAAACACCAGGCAATGCTCGTTCCTGGATTCTCTTGCTATGATCTTTCGAACCCCTTCGATCGATTTGGAACCTGAATAGATTCGCACCTTCATCTTTTGATCAAACCTTTTTGCAGCATCCTGAAATCGAACAAATTCATTCTGTTTCATAAAAGTAAAGTTTCGAATCGGAACACCACTTTGGATGGCCATTAACCTCTGATAGATTTCTTTCTCTGTCATCTCCAGGTTGAAGTACAGACATTTGTACTGCTCGGCCAAATCATTCATGATATTCAACGCATAGGCCGATTTACCAACACCGGTCCTTGCAGCAATCACGTTAACCGTTTTCTTGGATGGAGCCACGACTTCTTCATAAAAGGCCATCCTTCTGAAGTGTATCTTTTCTTCCTTTCGCTGCAGCTCATCCAGGATCTTCTGTTCGGACCATTTGGACGCTGTGCCCAGGTTGAAATCCTTACCAAGTGAAGCAACCTGAGACTGATATTCATCAAATGTGATTTCTTCGGCATTGACACTTTCCAGCTTTGCATATGATTCACGAATCATCCAGCTTGTCTGCAATTGATCCAGCAGATCATCATACCTTGATTTTTCATATGCATGATCCATCAACGATATATATGTGTTCTCCAGACCTTCCTTTGATAATTCCAGTACGATGTCTTCCATTGCCAGCGTATGCTTGGCAGAAAAAACTTTCTTGCATACACGGACGATTTCTCTAAGACCTGAATTGGTGAACAGTTCGATCTTCAAGTTCGGGTCCTGGATGAACTTATCGTCAAAGCAGGCAATCGCTGCAAGATGATATTCCAGGGTTCCCTGTTTTTCTGAGATCATCAGACATCACCTCTAGACGTATGGCAATGTATCATTGCTTTGTCTTCTCTTTCTCTCCTGGTTCTCCCACGTTCTAACAGCTGCTTTCCAATCCTTCATCTTGTTTTTTCCAATCATCCATCCTTTGGATTCATAAAAATCAAAAAAACGTTGTGCATCGATAGTGTTATTCCGTTTCCTGCAATAGGAAGCAATTTCAATGACCGATGGTATCTTGAATCGTTTCTTCTCGTCATCATCTGCATCCAACTTTTCTTTTTTATTTATTTTTTCTTTTAATATAAATATATTATCTATATTATTGGGCGAACTGAGTTCGTCTTTTTCGGAACAAAGTTCGCCTCGACACGAACTGAGTTCGCCTTGACATGAACTTTGTTCGTCTTCTGCACACGAACTTTGTTCGCTTTTTAACGAACTTAGTTCGTCTAGACTTCTTGTTCTAAGACCTGAATCCGACTTATATATGAGACCATTTTGGGTCAATTTATTAAGTGATTTCTGGACCCCTCTTATGGACGAATTGCACCAGAATGCTAGGTACTTCTGGCTTCCAACAAATCCGGATCTTTCGTCCTGCGAGAAGCCGAAAATGATAGCATAGATGATCAGATCCATGCCCTTCAATTTCAGTTCCTCTATCATCCAGTCCTGGATCACAAGATAATTTGATGCACTCATGTTCCTTCCTCCTTCTGTTGCAAAATGCTCAAACAATACTTCCATTTTTCCAGCTCGATCTGTTTATCGATCAACTGGATCTTGTATATATTTTTCTCTGACGTTCCGTCCTTCAACGTCAGGACCTTCTGCCGATAGAATGCCAATGAATATTCTGCATTCTTGATCTGATGGATGATGAACTGCCTGCATTCATTCATGGCCATCATCTTCCATTTTCTTCAAAAGTCTCTCGGCCTTTTCAATCTGAATATCCATTGACTGTTTTCTTGCCTTCATTTCCATGATGAAATGTTTATATTCTTCTTCCGTGTCGGCAATCTTGTATCCTTTACCTGTGCTGAAACCTACAATGAGTATGTCCTTATACTTTCCATCAGAAAGATTGATTCTTTCTTTAGTTCGTCTCAGCAAACGATCTGGGCGCTTGCCATCATAGTTGAGAGCTTTTATAAGATTTGCTCTCGTCTGTTTGCCAGTTCTCTGTAGAAGGTCGATCAAGATATCTTCTTTCATTTAAACTCCTTTTCTTTTTGGCTCCTGACCTACAAGCAAGACATCGGTCACATGTTAGAATTTACAATATGATCACCGTTCGAATTGGCACATTATCGATTGGTATTAGCTTAAAAGACTGATTCAGAATTAAGGGGAATTCCGATGCCCTGCTTGTAGACCAGGAACGTATTGTGTTAAAATAGGAGTGGATAAATTACATATCCACTTTTAAGCGCTCTTCTCTGTGGTAGGTGATGGCGCTTTTTTTATTTGTTCTTTTTGAGATGCTAAATAAAATCTTTGTACCGCATCTTCTAATCTTTTTTTAAATATTTCTGGCGAATCTTTTGATTGAATAACCGTTACCATATAAACCTCCTTTCTAAAGCATTGTGAGCAACATGGATGCAGCGACTGTTACAAGACATCCAGCACAGAAAGCGACTGTTAGCTTTACCATGTCGCTACCTTCTTTGTCCTCTTCTTGGATCATCTCTTGAACCGCTGCATGACGATTTACATTTTCCATCATCTGATATGTCAGCCTATCATGGATCTGTTCTCTTTCTTTTTTTGTCATATTCTCATCCCCTTTCTGTGTTTAAGTTCTCTAACTATCTATGCTGATGCTTCAACATTTATCAATCATCAATAAAAGACATTAAATATGTTATTTTTGCTATTAATACTTCCTCAATCTTTTCCAAAAATTCAACATCATCACACTCTTTGATCAGTTCAAGAAGTGCTTTTTTCTTTTCAATTTCCATCCTTCCACCTCTTTCTGATTTTCGTGTTTTCTCCACTTCCATAAACACGTGATAAAATATATTTAATGAAAGGAGGTATATTACATGTCAAATTTTGATGATGACTTTATTAATGATTTTCTAGAGTCATACAATTCATTTCTGAATGACACTATCAAGAAAGCAACGTTTCAAATAGATAAAATTATTGAGTTTCAAATTTCGTCCTATATTGACTCAATACAAAGACTATCTGAAACAATAATTAGAAATAATAATGCTGTTTTAAAAAGTATTGAATCAATTCAGAAAGTAAACATTGATGCAATATCTTTAGTAGCCAAACAATCTATCCAAAACAATTTAGAAACAGTAATTAAAGCGAACGTAATCAATAGCAAAGTTTTTTTGAATTCATATGTTGATGAAATGATTGCTTCTGCTGCTAATAATGTTGTTGATCAATTGGAAAACATCAAAAGCGATGAAATTGTAGAAAGTACAACATCTCAAAATCTTCAGCCAGTAAAGAAACATACTCGTTGGACAAGGGGTGATGTTCTTTCCCTGATATCCATAATTCTTTCTTTAATCATGTTTGTGTTTCCTAATAATAATGATCAAAACATTACGATAGAAAACATCGAAGTGAATATCATAAATTCAGAAGATAACGTTAGCAATCCACCAAACAAACTAATTGAGAGTGTTTCTTCATTGATTCAGATAATAGACGATATTGATCCAGAACTACTTCATCAATCTATTGATGAAGTTAAAGAAGGATATCAAGAAAACAGCAATTGATAAAAGGTTTATACTTCTTTTAAGACTTTGAACTTGTACTTCAAGGTCTTTTATTTTCTCTTCCATCTCTCCACCTCTTCCCTATGCCTTTCTAGGATGTTGAATCTTGTTTCAA